TCGTGTAGTAGACTCCAACAAACTACCCCTTGATCCTAAAATCATCGGCAATGGATCACTCGGCAACGTAATGATCATGCAGTCCCCATATGAGATCAAGCATCCAAAAACAGGTAAAGTTACCAAGTCCGGTATCTCGTCTATGCTTGTTGCCGTTCAAGTGACCAAGCTGCTCAAGTACGAACCAAAACCAAAAGTTGACTTTGACTCTGCTGATACCTCTGATGTCCACACTGACCACGAAGATTCACAATTCTAAATAAGGAAACAACCCATGATAGCACCCGCTATTGTGGGTTTAAAATTCACATGACAAAACCAATTGTTCACTTTCTCCCTCCTGCTCACTTCTACACATGGAATAACGAATTCACAGAAAAAACATATGACCTTGCCAGAGTGTATGCGCTTGATCATCCTCGTCTAGGTCAAGGCGACATACGCACATCAATCATCCTAAAACATAATGAAGATGGCTCATTCGAAACTCTCAACACACACTATGTCCCAGCAAAAATTGAATCAAGCGATCAAGAACATCACATTAAAGTCGCTGAGAAAACACCTGCATGAGTGTGAGCGTGACTACGTAATCGCCAAAGCTCTGCGTCAGTACTACTGGAACAAAGCTGATGCTTCAAAACCAGTAACAACTGAAATATATTTCAATACCCTCAATAAAAACAACAGAGCATGCAAAGAAATGCTGGTTCATCTAAGAAAACTACGATCAGCCATCAAAGCTGTCAAAGGAATGTAATGACCCGTAAACTTGCGACAATACGCTATATATCATCACTACAACCAATTGAAGGTGCTGATTTTATTGAAGAGGCCCAAATTGATGGTTGGCATGTTGTAGTCAAAAAAGGTGAATTCAAAGTTAATGATCAAGTTGTATACCTAGAAATAGACTCATGGGTTCCCACAGAACTTGCTCCATTCCTCTCCAAAGGCAAAACGCCTCGTACCTTCAACAATGTACCCGGTGAAAGACTAAGAACTATCCGTCTCAAAGGATACATCAGCCAAGGCCTTGCTCTACCATACAAAGACGAATACCTTGAACATGCAGAAAAAATGGATGAATATCTTGGCATCCAACTATACGAAAAACCTGTACCAGCACAACTAGCTGGTATGCCCCGTGGTAACTTCCCGTCGTTCATCCCCAAAACAGACCAAGAGCGTATCCAAAACATTCCTGATCATGTATTTGAAGAATGGAAAAACAATATCTGGGAAATAACTGAAAAGCTTGATGGTTCCTCAATGACCATCTATCTAAACAATGGTGAATTCGGTATCTGCAGTCGTAACCTTGAGCTCAAGCTAGACCAAACAGGTAACACCTTTGTTGACATGGGAAAACAATATGAAAGTGCAATGCGTGAATTGGGGCTTAACATCGCCATACAAGGAGAACTAATTGGGCCGGGTATCCAAGGAAACCAATACGGCCTGCCAAAACATGAATACCGTGTATTTGACATCTTTGATATCAACAACCAAAAGTACTACACACCAGCAGCCAGACACAAAATGTCACTACTGCTAGACCTATTCCATGCACCTATCATCAAAAAAGACGTATCATTCAAAACAGAAACAAAAGAAAGTCTGCTTGCAGTAGCAGAAGGTGACTCCCGTCTAAACACAACAGAGCGTGAGGGTCTGGTATTCAAAAATAATGACAATAACAACTCCTTCAAAGTAATCTCAAATAAATGGCTCCTAAATGAACAATAAAAACGTAAAACAAAGTAAAACTTTCACAATATGGATTGAACTAGATGGCAGCTACGTCTACTTCGAGCATAATGAAGTCGGTGATGACTACGCAGGAGGTATGTGGTTCAAAAACAAAGAACTGATTGACTACGACGGTGTATTTGAACTACACTCAGAACTCATAGAGCTGATGGAAAAAGAAGGATTCAACATGGAATACGCAAAAGATGAGTGACGTAGAAAAATATTGGGATGCTATACGAGCTAAATGGCCCACACCACAACCCTCTTGGCATGAACTTGATCCTCAAAAACAAATAATGATTATACAATCTCTTAACATGCTGATAGCAGTAATGCAATGATAACAACCGTATGGCTAGATCCCGAAACACAGTATGAATTTGTATGTAGATACGAATGGGAAACAGAAGAGTATAATAACCCCGGCTTCAAACCGTATGTTATTTTATACGAAGTATATCTAACAGAAATAAATAACCAAGCACGACACCCAGACATCTACCACTTGCTCTCTGCTGAAACTATCCAACAAATAGAAATAGATATCACAAATGAAGCTTTACAACCTGCCTAGAAAGTCTTTCTTTACCTTGCCAGAACAACCAGAAGAACAATATTTCTTCGACCATATAGACGGTATGTACTCATACTGCCTGAACAAAGAAAAAGAAGTAATACACTTCGGAGCCTCAACAGAAGTAGAACCAGTACAATGATCGGCTACAAACTATTCCGTCAACGCAAAGATGGCTCTCTTGGGCCACTGTTCATCAACCGAAAACAACGTCTAAACCTAAACAAAATATACGAAGCAGAAGAACACCCAACAAAAGGTTACGCATTCCGCCCGGGCTGGCATATCTGCAAAGATAAATCAGCACCACACCTGTCAAAGAAAAATAGAGTGTGGGCAATGGTATGGTTTGACAAATACACCTCCCACTTACGCCCTGAGTCACAAGGAGGACTGTGGTACACAGCCAAACAAATGGAAATCCTATGCCTTACAAAGTAAACTTTGAGTTCAGCAGTGAAGAAGCAGAAGTCGGACTTGACTCTCTCCTTTCTGTCACAGAAACAGGTAGCTTAATTATCTATGGATCAACATCTGTAGGACTAAACACGCAATTCAAAGGTAAAGCACTGTCAAATGCAAAACTAGATGAATGGTACGAATGGTGTGTTCTGAACTACCAAGAATGTGTCGCCATAAGTTATGACGGTAAACAAGGACTTATGATCGGCCCCAGAGCAGATGAATGGCTATTTAACCCGGAGTATTTTGTATTATGAATAAACTAGGTCATCACAAAGACGGTTCAGGAATTCAAAACCACAGTGCAGGTGGTTTGTATCCTTGCATTCAATTCAAACAGGAAACACCTGACGGTATGAAATGGGGTCTTATCACCCCCAAAGACCAAAAAGGAACTCTCTACGAAAGCTATGAAGAAACCATTGATGCAGCAAATACATACAACAAAGGCAAGCTATGATGTTTAAACAAGCAAATACGTACATTGAAGGGGGTTATGCCCGGTGTACTGGATTCGGCACCCGTATCTACGCAATCCTCAAAATCAATACCGACGGTACAATGATCATGAAGCGAGTAGGTGACACTAATCGCGGCACATTCAAATTCCACAAAACAAAGAAAACATTCCTGTTCACAAGCAAAAACCACTTCTGGTACCAACCCGTAGCTCCTGTATGAAACACTTCCCACACAACCAACATGTATACCTCGCAGGAGGTATTGAAGGTCTCACCTATGAACAAGCAACAAGCTGGCGTCTAGAAGCAGAAACTGAACTCAACTCCTTCGATATCGATTGCCTTAATCCATGCCGCAGAGTGTCATTTGTAAGCAGCAAATCAAGGCATGCTGATGCTCGTATCTGGAAAGCTGACCTGCAAGACATTGCCTACTCCTCAGTCATCCTTGCCAACCTAAGCGAACACCTGCCCGGTAAAAAATGGGGTACTGTAGCAGAAGTAGCTCATGCTCACACCAAAAACAAAATCATTATTGTGCTGATGGATGAACACCAATTCCACCATCCATTCATCACCCAATATGCCACAGAAATTCATTACACAATTGATGATGCTGTAGAAGCAGTAAAAGAATATTTCCTGTGATAACCTTTATAGCTATGTGTGCTGCAGTTGTGTTAATACTCTGGCACTACCACAATGATGACGATGATGATTCAGGGTATCAAGGATGACACCTGTAGCAAGCATCATAGCCGTTTATATTCTCTGGTATTACATCTCATTCAAATGATCATAAAAATCTGGACTGGTATCCTTATATTCGGTGCAGTATGCATCACAGCTCAACTATTCAAACGTAAAAAAATACACATCTAAAATGCCCTATATCAACATCGAAAAACGTATTAACATGGCAGAAGGAATCCTGCCAATAAATGCAGGAGAACTCAACTACTGTATCACTCTAACATTAATAGAGTATGTGGCTCTGAAAAAACTGAGCTACCAAACTATAAATGATATCATGGGTGCTCTTGAAGGAGCAAAAGCAGAATTCTACCGCCGAGTAGCTGCTCCTTACGAAGACAATAAAATCACAGAAAATGGAGATGTATATTGTGACCGATTTTTACGACCAACAATTCCTGAAAAAATTCTTCCCTGACAAACCACGGATGTCAACTGAAATGAATAAGCAAATGGAGCGAGATATCAAAACTGAAATTGATCAATACCTTGAAATGCAAGAAATGAATGATGGTATAAGCAAAACCTTAGTAGACACAAACCTAAAGACATTTGCAGCAGCAAATAAACCACGCCTGTCTGATATCCCTCCCGTAGCATTACTGGCTTTAGGTGCTGCAATGTCTGACGGTGAGAAAAAATATGGCAGGTTCAACTGGCGTGAAACAGGAAGTACCTCCAGCGTATTCTACGATGCAATGATGCGTCACCTGCTTGATTGGTTCAACGGTGAAGACTTCGCTCATGACAGCAAAGTACACCACCTAGCTCACGTTATGGCATCCTGCGCTATTCTACTTGACAGTGAACTGCACACCTGTCTCAAAGATGATCGAGGAGACTACGGTACTGTTGTCCGTAAACCCGAAACATGGAAAGAAGTATGAAACCAATGCTGCTTCCCCGAGAACTCCCTGACCTTGACAACCTAAAGTATCCGGTGATCGTATCACCTAAACTTGACGGTATCAGGTGTCTGATGAAAGACGGTGTAGCACTCAGTCGTACTCTCAAACCTATCCCCAACAAGCATATCCAAGCATGGGCTCTTGCCAATGCAAATGAACTACACGGGTTTGATGGTGAGCTAATTGTAGGTGATCCTACCTCAAGCACAGTATACCGAGATACCAATTCCTTTGTCATGTCGCATGATAAAGTAGGTGACTTCGACTACTATGTGTTTGATATGTGGGATCAATACAACACACAGTACGATCTAAGATTGTCAAATATACACACACATGCCCCAGAACTAACTAACTTTGTAATGCTGGGCTTCAAAATATGCAATGATAAATATGACATTCTTGCATTTGAAGAAAAAATACTTGAGCTAGGTTATGAAGGCCTAATCATCCGCAATCCAGGAAGCGAATACAAATATGGTAGATGCACAATCAAAGAAGCTAATGCTTTCAAACTAAAACGCTTTGAAGATGCAGAGGCAATCATAATTGGTTTTGAAGAGGAAATGTACAATGGAAACAATGCAGAAACTAATGAACTCGGCAGAACTAAACGCTCAACTGCTAAGGCTGGCTTATCTGGCAAAAACACTCTCGGAGCGTTCATCTGCAAGACCCCTGACGGTATCGAATTTAAAATTGGTTCGGGATTTGACCAAGCAGATCGAGAGAGTTTCTGGAACAATCAACCAAATTTGCTTGGAGGAATTGTTAAATACAAACACTTCCCTATAGGGGTAAAAGATAAACCACGACATCCTATCTTCTTAGGTTTCCGTGATAAAATAGATATGTAATGGAATTACTCAAAACTGTAAAGAAAAATATTACCGGATCAGACAAACTATTTGACATCTACAAATGTACTGTTGATGAAGTTGATACGTTTGAATCTGCATCCGGCAAACAAATGATAACAGCCAAAACAGAAGGACAAACATTCAAAGGTCTGTACAACAAATGGGTCTATGATTACCTCTGTGAAAATGAAGGAGAAGAATCATTCATCGTGCTGTGGAGAGCACCTAAAGGAGACTCAATGCTGGCATATGTAAGGAGTATCTGGGAAGAACACCTGCAAAACATATACAACGTAGAAGTACCCTTCACAGACAAAGCATATGAAACTCAAAGTACTGATGCTTTCGTCTATATGTGGGTTAATACAGTCACCGACAAAAAATATATAGGCAAACATAAAGGAACCATAGCTGATGGCTATATTTGCAGCTCTCAAGACATGCTGGCAGAATACGCTGCTAATCCGAGTCATTTCCTCAGAACAGTACTAGCCTATGGCTCTGATCAGGAAATGCTGGAGCTAGAAACAATACTACTCCTGCAACTAAGGACAAGTCAATCACCTTTTTACTACAACATGTCCAACAACCTGCGTCTAAACTAGTCGGTACCTAATAGGATCTCCATGCAAAAAGCAACCAAAACAATGATCACCTTAGTTATTGAACTTAACTATTGTCCGGAAGAAGATACACTAAAATTCTTCATTGATGATGCGTTCGATAAACTACTGCATAAGAATGAATCAGTGCAAATCGTATCAATAGACCACCTATATGAGGAACTCCCCTTAAAATGAAAACACAGGCAGACTGGGATACATTCTATATGAGAATGGCCGATCTAATATCCCAACAAAGCTATGCACAAGACAGAAAAGTAGGTGCCCTCATCGTAAAGAACGGTAACATCATTTCGTTCTCTTATAACGGTACTCTACCCGGACAACAAAATTGTACGGTAAATGCCTCAGGCAGAACGCTTGACAGCGTCTTACATGCAGAAACACAGGCTATTGCCAAGGTAGCTCGATCAACTCAGAGTACTGAAGGGGCAACCCTCTACAGCACCCTAAGCCCCTGTATCGAGTGTGCCAAGCTGATAGCACAAACAGGCATATACCGAGTTGTGTACCGAGACGTTTACAAATACACAGAAGGAATTGATTTCCTGAAAAAAGCTGATGTCCTTGTAAATGAACCGGATAACCATAACCGGCTAATATCCCCGGAAACATTAAGAAGTACAGGACTCCTCTGATGACAATTAAAGTTAGAGTTGCAAGCCTCCATGACTGCGAAAAAGAAATCAAAAAGATGTTTCACAACATCTTGGCAGATTACTGTGAACGGTTTGGAGTAACCGTAACAAATACAAAAGTAAAAGAAATTATCTTTTGCCTAGTTCATTATGATGATGCAGCAATGTCTGCTGGCCTAACCTGCTATGCCGATGATGGTGCAAAAATTCTAATTCAACTTCGAGATCCCTTTCTAAGCGATTGGGAAGGTAACCCGTATACCATGACAAAGTTTGTAGGAATTCTGGCACATGAAATAGTCCATGCTTGTCAGCATCTAACAGGTCGTAAAGGTATAAAAATAAATAATTTAAAATATGACAAAACTAAAACTGAAGAAGCATATTTCTTTTCTCCTGACGAAATCGAAGCAAGAATCTTTGAAGATCCATATGCTTCGCTATACGGTCAAGACCTACTATGAGTAAGCTGAGGCTAGGCTACGATCTTGAAACTAACGGGCTGATGCCTATGGTTGACACTATCTGGTGCTTAGTTGTTGTTAATGCTGATACCAATGAAGTCAGATCTTACTCAGACCACGATGAAGACCTCCCCTCACTAGATGAAGGCTTAGCATACCTGCACACAGCAGACATTATCTTCGGCCACAACGTTATTGGATATGATAATGTTGTCCTCCAAAAGCTAAAGAACTGGTATCCATTACCTACCCAAAAAGTTATTGATACATGGATTCTTTCTTTGCTGGTGCAATACCAACGCAAACACAAGCATGGACTCGAAGGTTGGGGTACCAAACTAGGCTTCCCTAAAATTGATTGGGATGAATGGGATAAGTACACAAAGGATATGCTCAATTACTGCATCCGAGATGTAGAACTTAATGTCAAAGTGTACAAACACTTGGCAGAAGAGGCAACCAAGATCATCAAGAAACATCCTAGCTTTACTAAGGGTATGGACGTTGAAATGGAATTTGCCAAAATAGAATCTGACATCCAACATAAAGGATGGATGTTTGATATGGAAGCTGCGTGTAAACTCCTTGAAGATCTTGAAATAAAGATGCATGCTATTGAGCATACACTTGAACCTCTCATTGGAATGAGATGCATCAAAACAGACGGACTTGAAACTAAATCTCCGGCATGGCGTAAAGATGGTTGCTATACTATTGCCACTGTAAAACACTTTGGGTATTCTCAAGAGTCAGGCAAAGAAGAACGTCCTATTGAAGGGCCATACTCTCGAATCTCTTTTGAGCAAGGCAAAGTAGGGCAAATCGAAGTAGTAAAAGACTACCTATACAGCATTGGATGGGTACCTGATGAATGGAACTTTGAAAAGATCAATGGAAAGTTTGTTAAAAAATCTCCCAAGATAACAGAAAGTTCCCTTGAAAAATTAGGGGGATCAGCCATCACAATCAGCGAGTACTACACACTACGCTCCAGACAAGGAGTATTAAAAGGATGGATAGAAAGTGTACAATCATCAGCAGATAAACGATTACATGGTAAAATGTGGACTATCGGGACTCCTACTTTCAGATGTCGTCATGAGGTGGTTGCAAACATCCCTTCAATTGACTCGATCTATGGAAAAGAAATGCGATCATTACTTGTCTGCGAACAAGGAACGTCAATAGTAGGAGCTGACTCTTCAGGCAATCAGATGAGAGGCCTGTGTCACTATATCGGTAATGATACATTTACAAATGAGGTAATCAATGGAGACGTTCATCAGCGCAACGCAGATGCTCTTGGTGTCAGTCGAAAGCTTGCCAAGCCCTTCCTTTATGCTTTTCTGTTTGGCGGCGGGGCTGGTAAACTTGGTTCTATTCTTACTGGCAATACTGATGCTAAAGTCGGTGCCAAAGCAAAGGAGAAGTTCCAAGACTCGATTCCTGGAATGAAACAACTGACTGATAAATTAGAAGATGAATTCAAACGAACAGAAGAAATCTTCGGCAAAGAAAACGGATTTATCCGTGGCCTAGATGGTCGTATTGTATTTGTCAAGTCCAAACATCAAGTCTTAAACTACCTGCTGCAGACAGCTGAAGGTGTTACCTGCAAAGCTGCTGTAGTATATGCCAAACGTGAGCTACTCAAAAGAAAGATCCCACACTACATTGTACTACACTACCATGATGAATTTGCTATTGTAACTCCAGATCAATACACAGAAGAAGTTGCAGAGCTTGCAGTAGAAGCCTTCACAGAAGCACCTAAATGGTTCGGCATTGAATGTATGAATGGTGCCGCACATATTGGAAAGAAATATTCAGATGTCCACTGACAATATAGAACAAGAGCACTTTGATGTAGCCATCATTGATGCTGATAGTATCATCTATCAAATTGCATATACCCAAAAATCTCCTGCTCTTTGCCAGAAAGAAATGGATTCCAAGATTGATTCAATCATGGGCCAAACTAATGCAAGGTCAGGTGTTATTTTTATTAAAGGTAAAGGTAATTTTAGATTTAAAGTTGATCCAGAATATAAATCTCATCGTGTAGATAAAATTGAGCCTGACGTCAAAGAACGTATTGACAGTCTATATGAATATACCCGGACTTTTGCTATGGAAGCAGTTGATGGTGAAGCAGATGACTACTGTGCTATCACAGCAAGAATGGCTGTCACAGAAGGAAAAAGTTATATCATCTCTCACATAGACAAAGATCTTAACTGTATTCCCGGATGGCATCACAACTTTCGAACAGGTACTTTATACCAAAGCAACAGAGCTGAATGCTATGCATGGGTTATGCAACAAATCTTGACAGGTGATTCCACAGATAACATCAAAGGTCTGGTTAAGGTTGGCCCAGTAACAGCCAAAAAGATCTTGGATGGGGTAGCCCATAGCAACATGCTTGCGCTTGTCCTAGATACATGGCAGAGCAGACAGGGTAATGAATGGGAAGAGAACTTTATCAAGTGTGCTAACAACATTTACCTCAGGGAATACTCAGATGACCTTCGCCCGTTAAACCTAAAAGAATTAAAAGAAAGATTGGCATGGAAGACTACGGACATTGGATTGCTCTATCAGACCGACCAGAAGGAGCCTTTGGATTCATCTACTTTGTTTTCGGCCCAACAGGAAGACAATACGTCGGAAGAAAGCAACTCATAAGTGTTACAAAGAAACTCAAACCTGGATCTAAGCGACGAATCGTTACTCGCACAGAAAGTGGATGGAGATCATATATGTCCTCCTGCCGGGAACTCCTTGATGATATTGAGCTGTACGGATCTGGAACATTTACTTTTGTTATATACAAATGGTGTAACGGCCCCGGAGATCTTACATATAGCGAGGTCCAAGAGCAATGGGCAGGTGAGGTCTTATCTAGAGATGAGACACCTTTCGGGGAGCGTCTTTGGTATAACGGGAACATCGGAGCCGTTAAATTTTTGAAACCAAAATGAATAAAAGAAAAGAAAAACCACAAGAAAAACAAGAAGAATCCTATATTGAATTGAAATCAAACAATCGAGATGCGTTTCAAGCTAAGAAGGAAACAAAAGAACGAGCACACAACCGACGAAAACAATTAAGAGAGCTGCGAGAAGACCACGACTGGAATTAACATGTCACAATGG